AAATCTCATTGAAGATAAATAAAATAAATCTCATTGAAGATAAATAAAATAAATCTCATTGAAGATAAATAAAATAAATCTCATTGAAGATAAATAAAAGAAAATAATTTATTCGAACAAAAGAAGTTTTAGGACAATTTTATTAAAGATAAATAAAATTACTATATAAAAAGATTTAGAATTATTAAAATCGCCAAGGAAGTCTATAGACTTTCCAGATCAGAAGAAAGAAGCAACAACTTATTATTATAAGGGTTTGTTAACAATAAATATAAATAAAGTGATACAACCATAAGATTAATTTTAATTTTAATATATTATTTAACAGTATATTAAAACAGCATATTATATATTTTCGCATTCGCTACAATACGGCTCTTTTCAATCGCCGGGTGCTTTGCGCTAGCGTAGCACCTAGGCTTAATAGCGTAGCGGAGAAGCCTAATAAGTTAAATGAAATTCATTTCATTCTCAATACTAAAGCCATTGTAAAGGGCTTTACGATCATCTTAAATACAATTCATTTTTTTGCTCATAGTTTTTATTAAATTATGAGTACAACTCTTAACGATATGTTTATATGTTTTAAGAAGCGCTCTTCCCCCCAGACCCCCTATCTTAAAAGTACTCAACCTAAAATAATATATAATAAAATTATTAAAAAAATATGTACTAGTAACAATTAAATTGGTTTGATTTTATGCTATATTAAGTTAGTTAGGATTTTTATTTAATATGTTTGATTCATTTTTATTTTTAATATCATTTATGAGATTCTTATTATATTCAATACTATTATTTAATGATATTACATCACATGTCTTTTCATTAATATATCGAACATCTCCTATATTTTTTATTTTATAATTATTTATTACATTGATTTTTTTATTAATTACTTTTTGTATTATTTGATTTTCTTCTTTTAAAAAATTTAGTCTATCAGTATAAAATGTCATTATTATATATTTATATATTTATATGTGTTTATATATAAATAATATATTATATAGTAATAATATAAATAATGAGTAATGACATAATAGAATATTTAGCTGAATATCTAAATATTAATGAATCACTACAATTTCAAAATGATTCAACTTATTTAAAAATTTATTATGAACGTTCTTTGATTCTTACATTTAATAAAAATACAAATACATGTATTTCAAAAACATTTAAAGCCCTTAGTTTGTTTTTTAAATTAACTAGATTACAAATTATAAATAATTATAATGAAATTACATTTATAATGTGTGTATGTAGTAATACTAAAATCTTACGTTTAGATCATCATATATCACAAGGTAGAATAATTCTTTCTACTGATTTACGTATATATTTATCAAATGGAAGGTTTACAATATATATGAATGAATATATAAAAGACACTAATAATGATACTAATGATATCAATAAATATATTGATTTTCAAATTAATAAAGATAATGAATATCATAAATTTAAAATAAAAAAAATTAAATTAAAAGAAGAATTTGGTAAATTATCATTAGATAGATTAAATTTAGATAAATTAATTAATACAAAATTTGAGGAATTAAAAAAAAATAAAAATAATATGTTAGATGAACTTGATAAAAAAATAAAATCATCAACTAATATTTTATGTTATAATAACAGTAAAATATATGAGGAAACAAATAAAATTAAATGCATTGTGTGTATGGACAATAATAAGAATATGATTATTAAATCATGCGGACATTATATAATGTGTGAAAATTGTATATATAACATACAAAAATGTCCTATGTGTAGATCATCTTATTCTATAAATGATTTATTAAAAGTTTATGAATGATTAATTATATTATATCTGTGTTTATTTTTAAATTTATTTATATATAATAATTATATAAATAATGAGTAATAATAATTTAAAATGTGAACCTTGTAATAAAACTTTTACAAGAAATTATAATTATAAAAGACATATAGAAAGTAAATTACATAAATCAAATATTAATTTAAAAGAAAATGTTGAAATAATTAAACAAGATAATAATATCTTTTCTGATACTACAATATCAGAAAGTGAAACAACTACACAACAAAAGATAATTAAAAAATATTTTTGTGATTATTGTAGTTATATTACAGATGTTAAATGTAATTATTTTAAACATATAAAAATACATGGTAAAAAAACATTTTGTGAATTATGTAAAATTAAATATAATAATGCCTATGATCATAATGGATCTAGATTTCATACTTTAACTTATATTGACAAAGCTACTCCTTTACTCTGGGGATTTCAAGCAAAAAAAGTACAGTTTATGAATTTTAAAACAACAATACATAATATGAAAAAAAGAAATTTTATAACTGTTCAAAAAGAATATATCAAATATATTATTGAAGAAACACAAAAATTATAATAATATATAATTATATATAGTAATGATGTATGTATTAATTCAAACTGATTATGAAGATGATTATAAACATAGATATGATTCAGGTGTTTATACAAATACTATAGGTGCATATAATAATATCAGTGATGCACATCTTGCAGAGGAAAAATATACAAGAAAAAAAATAGAAGACAGAGTAATGGATTATGAACAATATGACTTTTTCACACCTGAACAAGAAGAATATTTTTATAAAATATATGATGAGGATGATGATAAAAAAGAGTATCCAGAATATAAATTAAAAGATGATATAGATATCGATGATGCAAAAGAAGAATTTTTGAGGGGTGAATTTGTAGATTATGTTAGTGAATGGAAAATAGATGAAGTTTAATTATATTTAAAAAATATAATTAAATATATATATGACAATAGCAATTAAAAAATATGATAAATTAAAAATATTAAATAAATTTGATGAAATAAAAACATTAATTATTTATAAAAATAAAAATAAAAATAATTTTATTAAACTTCGTTGGTTGTTTTCTTCAGAAGAGATGATAGATATAACAAATCTATCATCTGAAGAAATGGATAATATTATAGGTATTGATTCGTCACAACATATATATGATATAGGAGAAAATAATGTCGAAGAACCAATAGAATATTTAAATTTAGTTGAAAATTTAGAATATACTTTCATTAATGATAGTATATTTAGATTTGATGAAGAATTTTAATATTTTATTATATTATATATGAATTATTTATTTCAAATAATCAATAGTAGTACTAATTATAAAGCCGTTAATATGCCTAATATTCATAACCTATTATTTGATATAATTGATTTAACACCAAAAGATAAAAGAAAAGAATTTCATAAACTTATTAAAAAAAATATGGGAATTCAATTTTTCGATAACTTCTCTTTCTATTGTTCCAGAAAAAAACTAGATATAAGTTATAAAGATTAATATTATTTTTGATAAGAATAATATTAAATTAGATTTATTAAATTAAACTATATGTCATAGTTAACAATGTCCACCCTCCTATAGTTGATACTGTAAAATTAGTACCATGAGAATAGGTTCTATAAATTTTCAGAGTACCATTAGTATCAATAAAAAGTTGTCCTACCACATCTTGAGATATATTGTTATCAGTTATAAAACAGCTAACAGATGTGGCTTGAGCAGGCCATAAAGCACTAGGTAGAGCACTTGTAATAAACCGATTAGTTATAGTTCCGGACATTGTAGCTATTTTAGCAGGTATTGTTAAAGTAACAACATTATTTAATACTTCTGCTAAAACTGTTATACTTTCTTGTATATTAAAATAAGCATTTGAAATAGTCAACAGATTAGAAGATGATATAGGAGCATAATATTTATTCCCTAGTTTATCATATAAGTCACCAAGAGAATCCATATATACCCCTTGGTTAAAAGTAATATTATTACCTACTGTTACACCACTATCATAATTAAAATTTAAAAGATTATTATTTTTTTGAATTGCGTAATTTGTAGAGGCATTACTACTTATAAAATTCGTTCCATCATGATAACAGTCCATTAATATACTTTGATCATTTAAACCATCATTATATAATTGAAGATTCGGATGATTATTTAAACTGGCATCATATAGAGAAAGTCTAGGACTTGCAGAACTAGAATATAATCCATCTATTTTTAATTCATAATCTAAATCAATATAATTATTTATAAGTTTTCCGCTTAATCTATCTAAATCTTTAATTTCATCCACTTTCAAAGGGACTAAAAGAGTCACATCAGTTGCATTATTTTCACCAATTTTTAAAGGTTCAGAAACAATTGTATCAAATCCATTAGATACTTCAAAAGCACCATTAGAAGCTATTTGAAATTCAGGATTAGGTGCACCCGCAATATCTAAGAATAATCTATTTGTTAATTGATCATAACATAAAGCATCTTGATTGTCAAATTGAAATCTAACCTGATCAGCAACACTTAAACCATTTTCTATTAATACTTTATTATCAAGTCTAATTTCACTTTCTCTTAATTCTACACCGTTCACAGTTATATACGTACCACTTTTTTCATCAAGTACATTAACTTTTAAAATATTATTAATAGTCGTATCAGCCAAAGCTATTTCAACCTCTGGAGAACCTGCAATATTCAAATATATACTATCTGTATTTTGTTGAGCAGTTAAATTTAAATCTCCATTATTAGACTTAATTAACATATTAACGGGATTAGTAGCATTTTCAATAAGATCAGCCTTTATAGGTCCTGAAAATAATACTCCAGTATCTGAAATACTTAACCTTGTAATATTAGAAGTTCCTAACTCAATATTATTTGTATCATTTAGATCAATAAAATTATTATTTGAATTTTCTCTTATTTTATTAGGATTTATAATATCATTTTCTAACATGGATAAATCATTTCTAATATTAATATTATTATTTAATGTTTTTTCATATATATTATCGACATGAAGTTCATCAAAAATAGCAAGAGGTGTATCAGTTGGATCATTATATCTAACTGTATTTGTATCATCCAAAACTAAATATTTATTAGAATCTGAAACATCTAATGTAATAGCTTCTAAATTCATATTTTCGGCAACTGTTAGATTTAATACATCAGCTTCATCAGCTGTTAAAATATTACAATCTATCTCATTAACGTCAATTTTTTGATATTGTTTAAAATCTTTTGTAAATAAATTTGAGACTGACATTTATATATTATATTAATATTATTTTTATAGAGATAATATTAATATTAAACAATATATGTAATATTCACACCACGCCATCCACATAAACTAGATTGTGTAAATTGGGTTAAAACTCCTGGATCTCTATTAAAAATTATTCTACCTGATGTATCTATTTCAATCATACCAGTTTCAAATGTGTTATTATTTTTAACAACAGCAGGCCAGAATATTTGTATTGATGGCCTATATTGAACTGGAAGATTATCACTTATCAATGATGAAAAAACTCCAATAATTGTAGTACTTGACACCTGACTTAATTTTAAACTTATTATATTTCCTATTCGTGTTATTGTATAACTTGGGTTTGGATTCGTAGTAAAATGTACAGGAAAACCTAAATTACCTGTAAATGTATCATATATATCTAATTTATCAGAACTAGTTCCTAATATCATCCCATTAGGCATAGTAACAGATGCTAAAGGGATAGATTCATTAATTTGATTAATAATTAGAGAATTAGCATTTAATAAATTACTGTTTAATATATTACTGTTTAATGTATTACCATTTAAAATATCATTTAAATTCATATCTAAATCATGATTTAGATTAATATTATTTCCTAATGTTAATTCATTTATATTATCTGTATTAATACTATCAAAATCGATAATAGGTGTTCCTATTGTATCATTATATTTAATAACATTAGTATCATCTAAAACTAATACTTTATTAGAAGCTGTAACATCCAATGTCACAGCTTCTAAATTAGTTTCTGATGCTATTGTCATATTAAATACAGTTGCTGAAGAGGTGTTTAATAAATCACAATCAACTTCATTTACATTTATGTTCTGATATTTCTTAAAATTTTTTGTGAATAAATTTGAAACTGACATTTATATATTATTACTTAATATATTTTTTAACATATTAAATATAATTTAATTAAGATATTTTAATTATTTTAAAATTTATTTGACCTACAGAATAATTTACTAATGCTCCACTCGTCGGAGTTTCAGCTATATATAAACTAATTTTATCATTCGCAAAGAAAGCACCCAAATAAGAACATGATAATTGTAAAGGTTCTATATTAGAAGTTGTCGATGCTGATTGTCCATGTTCATGAACTGCAGAATTATTTAAAATTATACCCAGTTGAAAAATCTTAGAAATAGCCCCTGCACCCTTATGCATTGTTACTGATCCTTCTATCGAATAATTACCATTTTCTGGAATTGTAAATTCGCCTAAATTATCATCCCAATTTCCAACTAATGAATTAAATATCTCTGGGTATGTAGCTGATACTGCGCCCGTTGCCTGGGCTGTATTTGTAGTTACATTACGACCAAGTCTAACAGGATCACCAGACGTAGCAGAATTAATAACAACATTAATTACTTGAGTTAATGCAAAAGGAGGAGTAGCACCATTATTAGAAGCTATTAAAGCAAAAAACGCTCCTTTAATATCTCCAGTACCAGTTGCACCAGTAGCACCAGTTGCACCAGCTGGACCAGTTGCACCAGCTGGCCCAATTGGTCCTGTTGCTCCTCCACTTGGACCTGTCGGTCCTATTGGTCCTATTGGTCCTGTTGCTCCTGTACTACCACTAGAAATAGGACCATTAGCATCTTCAAATGAATTTGCTTTTATATCTAAGTACTGTTTTAAATTCTTACTCAAAAGATTTGAGACTGACATTATATATTATTACTTAATATATTTTTTTAATATATTAAATATTTTAATTAATTTATACTTTAATATTCTAATTGTTTAATTCTATTTCTTAATTGTTGACGATCCATTAATTCACCACCTACTAAAACACCTGCATCCATATTTAAATCCATTTTTTTCATCTTACCCATTCCTAAAAGTGGCATAATATATGGAGCTAATTCTTTAGCTAATGGTAATAGATCTTCTTTAACAAATTTAAGCGCTTTAGGTGCATATTTTTCAATACCTCTAAACACATCTTGTCCAAATTTCTTAAGATCACCAAAGAAATTACCATAACCATTCATATACATAATATCATTATAGTCTACAAAAGGAGAATCTTTAGAGTCTAAAATATCTTGTCTGGTTATTACACCAATTTGAGAAATTGCCCTATTATCTAAGACTGTAAAAACTCCTTGACTGATTACCACAGCGTATAGAGTAACATCACTAATCGGTTGTGCTTGGTTGACATTCTTTAGCGTTACATTGAATTGAAACTGATATGTTCCATCAAGTCCAGGAGCTTCTAAATCAGATAGACCAATATCTCGCCCAAACTGTAAACATAAAACAGATCCAATAGTACCAATTGGAATTATATCAGATCCAGAATAAAAATAAGATGGTCCACCACTCCATTGATTCCAAGACATATCAACACCATTATTTTTAGATATATTATATAGATCTTGTTGAGTTGCTGAAGATAATAAACCAGATCTATTATTCCAATTTACATTAATATTTTGAATAGCTAAATAAGTATCACAATCTTGATAACCTCTTGATGAATTACTTACTCTAGCATAAATATAAACTCTTTTTGGAATAGATTGAAGTTGAATATTTTGAGATTGTATAGTTCTGACTTCCTCAATGTTAAAACTTCCGCTATTTGTTGGATATCTATTAACGATATTATAATCGTATTCAATTGATCGCGGTATCATAGTTAATTGTTTAGGAGTAATATACTTGAATAATAATTGAGGCTGTCCTAAAGTTACATTAATAGTATATATAGATCCTGAACTTGGGGCATGTGACCATATTCTTTCTAGATTAGAATCCCATGTAAAAGTAAATGTAAAATTTTGAACTCCAACAAATCCCTTCCTATCACCATGACCAAAAAGTAAAGGACTTAAAAATAATGGTTCACACAAATCAGCTTCTACAACTGCATTAGTTGCTGTATTAGTAAAAACCCTATATGGAAAAGATCCTCTACCTTCTACATCACCACCATTTGAATCTCCATAATATCCAAGAGGATTTCGAATAGTATTAACAAGATCATCATAATTTTGTGATTCATCCATATGAGTAGGAGTCATTGAATATTCATACTCTTTTGTCATTGTAGTATTATGATATCTTAAAAGTGCACCTATAGAATCATTTAAATTAATAGATACTGATGTATTATTAATCATGACATTTAAAACATTGGTCATTTGTGCAAGTGGATAAGCTCTAAATGCATCAAATCCAGACTGTAAAAGACCTTGTCCTATACCTCCTGATTCACCATTAAACTCAATTTTAACAGGCATTTTAAGCCATATCTTACGATCGACTATAACTCCTGGAGATGGGGGTGGAGCAGTAAATTGAGCGCTTGAATTACTATAAGATGTAGATGTTACAGTTTTATAAGATACCTCATTACCACCTTGTAAAATAGTATACATTGTTCTCTGATTAATATCAGTTATAGGATCTAATACCCTAACTGTTCTAACAGGTTTGATTGCTAAAGACATATTTATATTATACAACTATATTTTTATTTTAATTTATATCAAAAATAAAAATAAAGTATACTTAAATATTTATTTCTAAAGTTTTTTTTAAAAATAATAGCTTTACTGATATTTGACTTTTATCATTTATAGTCAATGGATAAACATTATTTTCTTGATCAGTCCAGAAAATTTGTAAATCAATTTTTCTTAATGGTGAATTATTACACATATCAATTAATTTATATCTTCCATCAGAAAAATAATTAAAGTTTTCTCTAAGATCTCCACTTTTCACATTTAAGGCAGGTTCGAAATCTGTTAAAATAGGTGTTGAGTTATTTATACCATCCCCTCCGAATGGATTATTTATTTGATTTCTAGACGGTGAAAATTCTCTTCTTATTGGCAGATGATTGGAAATAAATAAAAATTTTTTAAAAGAATAGAAAAATACTAATTGTGATACTGTCTGTTTAAATTGTAATAAATTAGGTGGAGATATAGGTGTGATAGCAGGAGGGAAATAAGCATTATCATAATTTCTAAAAATAGGATCAGTTAATAAATCAAATTTATATACTTTTCCATTGGAAGCATTAAAACCATTAAAAATAGCTTTTGAAATATTTTCTAAAAATCTAAATAGTTCTCTATTTACAAATAATTCAACTCCAGCCTCGACAAAAACTCTTTGAATAATTAAAATAAATTTCTTTTCTGATGAATCCCATAAAAAATATGGATCTTCATCAAAACCAGAAGGTAGAACAGCAGGATAATTTGTTTTAAAATTAGCTACTACCTGAGCTATACCATTATTTAATATTTCTAAAAAATGATTCATATTATACACATAATAATAAGGTGTGATATCTTGAACACCATTATTATCAGATGGTGCCTTTGGAACTGAAAAAGGTGTATTTGTTGGAGTAAATTGTAAATAATATTGTTCATCATTACCGCCAAAAGATAAAGTAAAAGATAAATTAGATTTATTAGGATCTGATTGTGTTGGTCCTTTTAAAACAGGAAATATAAATAAGGGTAATGTATCGCCTGGAACACTAAATCTAACAACTGTTAAATAATAATTACAAGGATTATTAATTATTGTTTCAACTCTTGTTGATTCGTAACGAGCTAATGTTTCTTCTCCTTCCTTTCCTGGAATGATTATATTATAATATACATTATCTGGAGAGTTATAATCTATATAAGTTGTCATTATATATTATATATATATAATTATATTTAATAATTTATTACTTTATTGTATTTATTACCACTAATTGATCATGTGTATAATCTTTATTATTTAAATAATATTTTGCAAATTGATCTATTGATAGATTTTTATTATTAATTCTTGAGACACACCATCTTCCACATGTTGAAGCATTGATATTTTGAAGTTTATATTCACTATATTCTATCCTATAAGGTGAATCATATAATAAACATGTTAAATGAGGTTTACTCATACCTTTTTTATTTCTAAAATTTTTAGGTAAATATTTTAAATAACTATCTGGTTTAGCTCCAAAAGAGTCAAAAAATTCAATTATATTATTAGATCTTTTAATTACACAAACCCAATGACCAATAGGTCCGATAGTAGATTCTTCAAATAAAATACATGAATTATTAATTAAAATATCATCAATATTATTAAAATCTTTTAATTCGCTATAAAACATTATATTACTTTTTTTATTTAATATTTTCATAAGTTCTTGACCATTTAAAGGTTTATTAATTAATTTTTTAATTATTTCCATTCACTTTTATATAATTTATTTATATAATAAATAAGCCCCCTTTTCATATAATACATATTGTGGGAAAGAAGAATAAATAGATACCCATCTACTAGGTAAATTCATTAATTTATCAATTTGTTTTTTACCTAATCCAAAATAAATTTTTAAAACTCTTTCAGCTCCATAACTAGACCCTGCCTTTGGAAAAACGGTAATACTTGTACATTCATTTAATAAATCTCTTGTCTTATTATAATCTGATACTTGATGATTAGTGCAAACACAATATATATCATTACCTTTATCTTCTTGATCTCTACCATTTTTAATAACATCATTTCTTAAGGCTTCCATATATTTTTTAACATTTTTATCCATTGTTTCAATATCATCAAAAATTACACAACTTCTTATTAATTCTTTTTTTGCATCAATTGGATCAGATAATAATTTATTATCTAATTTTATTCTCATTGGTTTTATATCTTTAAAACTTTTATCTTTTTCTATTCTTGAAAATAATATTACGTCATTTTTGGGAAATACTTTTTTATATTCCTTAATATATTGAGCTGTATAATAAGATTTCCCTGATCCTTGAGGACCTGCAATATATAATATTTCACGTCTATCTTTTCTAGGTAATGGCCATAATATACCTTTATCAATTATTATTTCATCAACGTTATTTCTTTCATCTTGTGATTTCTCTGATTCAATAAAATCTTTAAACTGTTTCATTCTACAGCTTTTCTCTTGGTGTATTTTCATATCCCAATTGCTGTAAAATTCCTTATTACAATATTTACAAATAGGTTTTAGTAGGCTGTTAGACTTTTTCTTATTACCTTTTAAAACAGGCGGATTTACTATACTTTTTATATCTAAATATAAAATCCCATCTTTTTCATCTTTTTTTTTATATTTTATTACAGCTATTGGTAAACCTTTTTTTTTAAAATTCATTATAATATTAAACAATAAATTTTTTACATTAAATTATTTTTAAAAGTATCATTAGATCTTTTAATAGATCCTAAGTAAATTGTAGTAGGTTTAATACCTTTTTGACAATCTTCTAATTTATCAATATCAACAAAAACATTTTTTTCTTTAAAATCATCAATCATATTATTTACACTTTCATTATTAAAAATATAATTTAAATGATATAAATATTTAATTCTATTTATTAAAATTATATGATCTTTTGTTAATTTATTTTTTAATAAACCTTCCATATATATTTATATTATATTTTTATTTTAATACATAATAACAGCTTTTATATAATCATCTAAATTAATTATTTTATATTCAGCGTCATCTTTAGGCTCTCTTATTCTATATCTTAAATATTTATCTGTAATATGTACTTTTTTGAGTGATTTATAATCATGTTTTTTTAACCATCTTTGAGCTTTAAGACTATGCCATTTATTTTTATCAAATAAAATAGATTGTATTTTACTTTGTTTATTTTTATTACTAACATTAGCACCACCAACATTAACACCACCAACATTGACACCACCAACACTAACACCACCATATATTCTTTCTTCCATAGATATAGGATCTCTTGGTCCCAAACCTGCTAAAGGATCATTACCAAAACCAGTTCTAGATATTCTTATTTGTTTATCTCTATTTAATACTCTTCTTAAATATCTATCTTCTAATAATTTCAATGGAGTTTGATACATTTATATAATAAATTTATAAAATAAATAAATATCTTTTATTGTAGTAATATTCATCAAAATCTTTATAATTTAAATACAATATTAAATTATTAATTTTATTATTGTTAATTTTCTTAATATATTTTATTCTGTCTCTTATACTATTTCTAATATTTCTTATTCCAAAAATTTTATTTGAATATAATAAATCATAAATGCATATTTTTGATATATATTTATCACTCCGATATAAAATTAACATGTCATTTTTTTCTTCTTTATGATATTTTTTATGATTAAATTTAATTCTTTTAATTGTTTCTTTTTTAATTAAAATATGTTTTTTTAATAAATTAGTATGTCTTTTATTAATAAGATGATAATGAAAAACATCAATTATATTTAAATTGTTAGCTATTAGTATTATAATATCATTAATTAATATATATTTATTCATTTGTTATGTAATAGATTTATAAAATAATTATTTTATTTTCATAAATGCTTTTATTGCTATTCTTTCCAATCTATCAAATATCGATTTAGGCAATAATACACATCCATTATTATAATCATTTTCTTTAGAAGTATTTTGAATAAAATACAAGTCTTTTATATTATTATTCAAAGGTTCTATTACATTCTTATATTTGAAAAGAGAAATAAGAATAAAACTATTAAAGTTAGGAGCTTTTTCATTGGTATTTATTCGTTTCCATAATTTAGAATATACTTTTTTATGAACAAATATAATATTATTGCAATTAATAATAATATGGTCATTTTTATAGAATCTGTTACAATAGCAAGATTTAACAAAGTTCTCCACTAGTTTAATATATGCATCATTAACTTTTATGTATTCAACATTAAAAGAGAGATCATATTTAAAATTTATTTCATCATAATTAATCAATTTATATTTATTCATTTGTTATATAATAAATTTATAAAATAATTTTCAATAATTTTTGATCTTTAATTAATCCTTTATTTTTAATATATAATTTTATTTCTTTAATTATCTTTTTCATTTTTGTAACTGTTTCATTTATTGTTTCTATATATTTATTATATTTTTTTTTTGTATCTTTATTTATTCTTTCGCCTATTTGTTTATTCATGTATTGGATATATGCAAAATCTATTTTATCTGTCTTTTTCATTTCTTTATTATTTAATACATTGTCTAATATTTTTTCAATTTGATTAATATTTTTTTCTGTAAATTCATTTATAAAAATTAAAATTAATATTCTGATTAATCTTTTTTGATATTTTTCATCATCCCAAGGAAAACCTACAAAATAAAGAATCTTATCAAGATCTTTAATTGTAGTTGATAACTTAGGAATAGGTATATCATTTTTAATTAAATTATCATCGGCATCTTTATATTCATAATCAAATTTAGAAATTGAATTTAAATTATAAAAAGGCATAACTCTGTCATCATGATAACTTACTGATACATCATATAATTCTGATGGTACATTAACCATACCATAACCTTTATTTGTTTGATATAATAGATTAAAATTAACCATTATTCTACTTAATTTAAAATGCATTTGTCCTTCCACATTATGAATATCTAAATTATTTGTAATATAATAATCTGGATAATCTTTATTATTTTCCATTATTTTTTTTGTTAATAAATCAAATCTTTCATTTCTAAAGAATATATTTTTTTCTAAATTTCTTAATTTATAAATATTAACTACGCCTTCTTCTTTACTAATATTTATTATTGTATCAAAATGACCTGATTTTTTTCTTTTTCTAAAATTATCATAAACATTCCTATTACCACTGTCAAAAACAAAATCTAACTTATCTTCAGAGATATACATAGGATTAATATCATATTCTTCTTTAACATAATAAAATTTATTAAATCCAAGACCAATATAATTTAAATTTTTTACAAAATTAAAAGAAGATTTACCTTTATTTTCATTCATTTCATTTAATAAATCATCAAACTTATCTTTAATAGAATCTAAATTATAATTACACATTTTAAATATATCATTAGAATAAATTAAATCTCTGGCTATTACTAAACCATAATATGACAAACTTTGAATTTCTGCATTTATTAAATTTAACTGATTAATAGTGTATTTATCTCTTCCTCCAACAATTAAATAAAAATCAAGATCAGACTTTTTAAAAAATTCATCAAATTGTTCTGAAATTAAAGAAGCTATTCCGGGAATTAAAAAATCAAAATTCTTTTTATAAATATTCAATATATTACCTCCTCTATAAATAAATTTTACTCTAACTTTAGTCTTTTCATAATATTTATTTAATAATTTTTTCATAATTCTATTTATAATATCAATTAAAAGAAATTCTGTATTATTTGAAATAACATCTTTAACCATAAAATCAGTTAATATACCTCTAAAAAATATTTTGGGTCCTATAATTTCCTCAGTTATAGGTAGTTTTAAAGGCGTAGATGTCATTTTACCATACAATCTTTCAAAAACAAAATCAAGATCATCATCAAAATAATTATTATCAATATCAAAATTAATATCTTTTAATTTTGTATATTCTCTTTCTGAATTTATATAACAAATAGATTTATCTTTTATATTCATTTATTATTAATCAATATAATTATTTTTTTTTAATTTGTTGAATAAATCTTCTTCTTTAATAAATTTTAATACTGATGCATTTATATCTTTTGATAAAAATTTAAAAATATTAAATAACACTTTAATTATTGTTTTAATGTCATGTCTATTTCTTGTTAAATTATTAAATAATAAAAACATATTATCAGTATTGCTATTATAATAAAATTTTCCTAATTTATCTTTAATTATATCAATACCACTTAATATTTTTTTCATTGGTGGATTTTTTAATATTGTTAACATTTCTATTATAGTATGTATGTCCACTGATAATTGATATATTTTAGCATCAAAAGAAAGTAATAATTTTTGTACCGATAATACTATTTTTTTATCATTTTTACGAACTCCCAAAACAAAAACTCTTTTTAATGCTTTATAATAATTACCTTCCTTCAATAATACTTTAATATCTTTTTTCATAGCTTCTTTAAAATCATCTTTAATATTATTTATTATTTGTACTTTTCCTTGTTTATCACAATATCTTAGCCTATAAAAATTTGAAATTTCAACAAATCTATCATTTATAAACCTCCATATTTCAATATTTACTATTCCTGGCTGTTGTATAGCATCTTTTAAATACAATACATCTCTATTAGGAAACACTATAAAACCTCTCATTACTTCTTCAATAGTCCATTTAACTTCTTTATTATTATGAAATCCAGCTTTTAAATTAGACCAAAAAATATTTGTTGTATCATTAATATTATGTGCCATTTTTTTTAATAATTTTACAATCTTTGTTACTGCTTCTTCTTTATTTTCACAAAATAATACAGTTTGACGTCCATCTATATCGTTATATAATTGTGATATATAAGGATATGAACCTACTATTTGTAATGGTTTAGTGAACGGTATTTCTATATGATTTAAACTATCAATAATTCTATTTGAATAACTTTCAGGATCTTTTTTTTTAATTTCATCAGCATATATTAATTTTTTTTTAAAAATTATTTCATCTTCTGGCATTATTATATATTATGTTGATATTTAATAATTATAAATTTCTTGACAATCTAATTAATTCATTTGCTGGTAATTGATAATATCTTTGTCCTCCTCTTTGTTCTCTTAGTTCTCTCATTTTTTGTTCATGAGTTATTCTTTCTTGTCTTCTTTCTTCCTTTTTTTCTCTACCTAATTTCTTTAGTTTCTTTTCTTTTATTTTCTGTTCTTTTTTCTTTTTCTCTATCTTAAATTTTCTGATATCTTTTAATACTTTTAATATATCACTAAAACTTGAAACCTCTTCATCATCTTTCTTTTTAATTTTCAAATATTTTTCAATTTCTTCATCAGTTATTATAGATCTATATTTTGAGGTATCTGTTTGTCCTAAAAAACCTAATGGATCATGAAAATTAGACTCTCTTACTCTTCTTTGATAGTTTTGTTCTATCTTTTTTCTAAGAAACTCATCTTTATAAAATTCTAGATCTTTTCTAAACATTTATATATTTAATTAAGATTATTAATATAAATATATACCTCCTTTATTTTTTTTATTTACTTTTTTAAATGTTTTTGTTTTTTTATCATAGTATTTTTTAGCTTCTGTAATACTACCATAATATTTAATTGCTTTTTGCCATTCTGATATAGCTCTTTTCTTTGTTGTCTTTTTCCTTGATTTTATTTTTTTTATATCAATATCATATTCTGACTTTTCAACATCACTAATATATTTTTTTATTTGTTTTTTTGTCATTTTTTTTCCATCCATCATTGCATAATCATATTTTCCAAGAGAAAGCAATATTTTTTTTAGTTCTTCAATTGAAGCTTTTTTTCCTCCTATTAATACACCACCTACACTAACACCACCACCTACACTAACACCACCACATTCTCCATAACCATAATTATAGTGATCAAGGAAATCATAACCACCTTCAACATCTGCTTTTTTTTCTTGTTGATTTATTTCTTCTCTTCTCATATCAGTTTTTCTATTTATTCTGCTTCTTAAATCTTGTGTCATTTCATCTACCATACCATTTTGTCTATATGCATTTCTCCTAAAACCTCTTGTTTCATTAAGATCAAGAATAATATTTTTAATTCTGTTTCTTAAATGAACATCGTCTAACATTTGCTCATATGATTGATACATTATATAATATATTTATATAATATTATTATATAATAATGCAAGATCAAGAATTATATGATAATTGTTTAGATTCAATAATTAGAAAAGAAATACATAAACTTGAAAATATGAAAGGTGGTTTTGATATTGTTAAAGGTATTACTTCTTTATTTCCTAGTACTGAATTTCACTTATATGATGTAGGGTATGATCAGAAGTTTAGAAAAGATAGCTTTTGTGGACCAGGAACGCAATTAAATAAGCGTATTGAAGGGTTAAAAGAGAATGGGTCATATACTAGAGTGCTCACTCCCCCTAATAATAAATTGGATTCTTATTGTATGAAACATGATATAGCCTATCATGTTCATAAAGATAAAGAGGGTAGGCATCGGGCAGATGAGAAATTAATAAATCAAGCAAATGAAATTATTTTAGATCCTGAAACTTCATTTACTCAAAGAATGAATGCCCGCCTTACTAAAAACATATTAAAAACGAAGCTGTCTTTTGGTCTAGGTAAAATAGATAATGAAATATATGGAGCTTGTTTAGATTGTATGATACACGATGAAATTAATAAGTGTACAGATAAGTGTACAGATAAGGGAGGCAGAGTTCCTTATTGTGGTATTAAGAAAATCCCCAAAGGTAAAAAAAGAGGAACAATGAGAGAATGTATACAAAAAGGAGAAGTAAGATACTGGGGATTAAATGTTGTTGATAGAAAAATAATACATGCTGTTAAAAATATGAATGTTAATAAAGAAAAGGTAATACGATTAAGAGGAACTAGGAATGGTATGTTAACAAAGAAAAAGAGATTAATACAAGATATAATAAGAGAAAAGAATGAAAAGAAAAAAAATGAATTAAAACAAAAAGCTAAGGATTTAATCAAAGAAATTAATAATATTTCAGAAAAGATTAAAGAAATAGGGGGAGACATTCGACGACAGGATAAAACAATAATTAAGGTTAAAAAAGAGATTAAATTCGATAAAGCAAAATTTGGTAATGTAATCAATAAGATTGAAGATAATATTAAAAAACAAGAAAAATTAGAGAAAATAGAAGATAAAAAATTTAATCAAATAAAGAAAGAATTTGAAAAAAGTAAAAAAATATTAAGTCAAAGAAATATAATAACAAAAAATTTAGATAGTATTATTGATAGTCTAGATAGACAGATAAAGGATGAAGAAGAACTTATTAAAATAACTAATGAAAACTTTAATATGATATTAGATGAATTTGATAAAATAAAAGATATTAAAAGAGAAGATATTAAAAAAGAATTTAATTTTATATTAACGTTTAATCAAAAAACTATGAATGCAGTAAAAAAATTTGTTGCAGATTTTGATAAATATGGAGAATTTAAAAAATATCTTATTAAACAAAAAAAAGAATTAAAAAAAAATCCTGATGTAACTTTAAGAAATGCAAATAGTGTAATAGATGTATTTACTTACATGAGAAGACAAGGCATAAATAAATGGCCGGCCAAAGAGGATATATTATTAAACATTGATATAGATGATTTAAAAGATATTGTTAGAAAAAAGAAAGCGATACCTAGGAAAAAGAAAGCTATAACTAGGAAAAAGAAAGCGATACCTAGGAAAAAGAAAGCGATACCTAGGAAAAAGAAAAAAGTTATAGATAAATTATTTAATGAATTATATGAAAAATTTAAAGATCCTTTAAAATTAGTTAAAAAGGCTGATAATGTAACATTTGATAGATATTATCCTGATGCTGAAGATGCTATTTTAGATATACACAAATTTGGAGATATTGAGGAATTTGATGAAGATGTACATATAAGTGAGATAGCTGATGATTTATTAGCATATGATGTTATAGGTATTCCGAAAGATGTACGAATTATTGAGGCTTTAAATCTCAATATAGACGAAATTGGTAAATACGGTAAATATTCTAAAAAACCAAATATAAAAATAGTAAATATGTTAAAAGATTTACAATTAAAATATTATGAAGAATTAGATGAAGAGACTAAAGATAACTTTCGTGGTATTTTATATAGTTTAGTTTGGGAAGAAACTATGGGCGTGAATAAAAAATTATTTAAATTATAATTAAAAATTATTTTCTAAACTAATATTGTTAGGCTTCTGATTAAAAATACGACTTTGTCGTTTTTTGGTTCGCTAGATATTTGTAGTTCATTTGTTATATATTGAATCTTTTAGATTCTCAACATGTGGTAGTTCACATTAAAAAATAGGAATCCTAACAAATAATATAGTTATTTTAAGTATATTTGTATGCTTCTTTAGAAAAAGAAGTATATAAATATTTAATTAAAAGTTAAAATTAATATTTTATCTTTTTTTATTCTTCTTATTTTAATATGTTTATATTTACTACTTTTTGGAGTTTTAAATTTATATTTATTATTATAAATTCTATTAATTGTACATCTGTGTAATTTTAATAATTTACCTATTTGTTTTTGACTTTTACAATGATATATACATTTATTATATTTAACTTCATATATCATATTTTTTCTTTTGATGTTAGTCATTTACATTTAATGTATAAAAATAATTATTTTGTCAAACTTTTTAGCGTGACAAAATATACTTAAAATTTATTAACGATCAGTAAAATATTATATATATCATTTCTACTCATTATATATATAATTACTATATATATTAATGAAAAGACTAATAAAGTAATATCATAAAATAAAAATCCGAACTACATTAATTCTACTTTTACCCCCCCCTAAAAGTAGAATTTATAACAATGCATTTATTAATTTATTGAATATATTATTATTATTTTTATATTTATCTAATATTTCATCTGATAATGCCTTGTTCTCATAAAATAAATTTAGTGTATTTTCATTTTTATGTTCTTTCATATATTTAGTATTTTTTCTAATATGTTTAAATATTTCATCTATACTATTAAATGTTAAATCTTTACCTTCTCCTTCTATATATATTATTGTTGTCATTTTTATATATTATAATTAATATATTTATCTTTAAACTTTGTTTGTCCCATAATGAATAAACAATATATAGAATTAATGTAGTTTTAAAATCAAACTTAATACTATTCTTATTACTATATAATCCAACTTAATACGATTGTGTAGTAATAAGAATCAAACCAACTTAATTTTTACTAATAAATTTTCGATTGGTGATCATATTTTATTAGTACATTTTTGGGTAATTCCCAAAAATGTACTAGTAAACACAAATACAACAAACATAATAAATATTAAAAATAAATAAAAACATATAGAAAATAAATAAAAACATATAGAAAATAAATAAAAACATATAGAAAATAAATAAGTTTAAAAAGGAAAAATTAATTTCTAAAGTAATTATGTACGAAAAGTAAAATAATATATAATAAAATAAAAAAAAATAATATATAATAATTTATTATTTTATATTTTTTTAATAATTTTATTATATATTATTTTAGGTTGAGTACTTTTAAGATAGGGGGTCTGGGGGGAAGAGCGCTTCTTAAAACATATAAACATATCGTTAAGAGTTGTACTCATAATTTA